TCCAGGCTGCCGTGCTTCTTCGTGTAGAAGATGAAGCTATCGGTGTCGGTGGTCGTGACATCGGCGCGTTTGCGTGCGGGAACGGGCAGCAGGCTTTCCAGGTCGCGGACGGCATAGCCTTCGGGCACGGCGACGAAGGGGATGCCGCCATGCACGGTTACGGGCTGCACAGTTGCGGCGCCAGCATTGAGCAGGGTTTGGATGTTATCGGGTTGTTCCATGAAGAATTGACTCCTGTGTGATTGATGGGACGGGTTAAGCGGTAACGGCTTTCAGCTCGCGCACGGGCTCGGGCGCAACAGCCTTCAGATCGAGCTTGGTCTGGCGCGGGTCTTCGGCCATGAGGTTGCCTTCCGGGGTCGCCCAGAGCAGCGATTCGGCGGGCAGCCCCTTGGGCTTGGTGATGCTCACATCCGCCTTGACGGCCATCGCGCCGGCGGTGGAGGGCTTGATGGCGATCTTCAGCGTCAGCGTGCCGGCCTTGTTATGGGCGGCAACGGCGTTGATGAGTTCGCTGAACTTCGTGCCAGCTACGTCCATGATGGGCAGAAGGTCGCCTTCTTCGGTTTCGACGCGAACGGAAGATAGGTTCTCGTTAAGAGGCTTCGACATTTCGGGATTTCCTTTCTGGTTGGTGGGTGAAGCGAGCTATGCGGCCAGCGCAACGAATGCCGCAGGTTTGGTGATGCCAGCCGACTCCACGATGTCGATTCCGACGCGGTGAGCGACGTGCATTTCGAGGTGCGCGCCCTGGGATTTCTGCCAGCCCGGTAGCAGGGCGATGGTGTCGCAGGACAGCAGCTCGATCAGGTCGGTGCGCATGCAGTCGTGCCAACTCTTTCCAGGCTCCGGGTTGAGCTTGGCGGGATTTACCACGTCGTAGCCAAGGGAGGACAGCCGGTCGGCCTCGGCATTGAACGTGGGGAAGTTGTGCTCCGGCATCCCGGACATCGGGCCGCTGATATAGATGCGCTTCATTGGGCCGCCTCCGCTGCTGCTACCGCTTCGGCATCTTTGATTTGCCGACCTTTCTTGAGGTATTCGGCGTGGCTGCGGTGCGTGTTGGCTACGGCCTCGTAGTAGTCCTGAAGACCGCGCAAAGCCCTTGCGAGCGTTCCGTCCTTGTTCGCGTGGAGCCACCTTGCCCGCAGCCCAAACCCGGCGGACTTGACCTCATAGGAAGGCTTCTGACCTTCTTTCTCAACCCGGACGACGGATAGCGTAGATAGTCGGTTGAATCCGCTGGACTGGGTTCCAGTGGCTTCCAGTCGCCATTCGATACGGGGCTTATGAACCGTCCAGTCGTACCCCGGCATGATCTTGACCAGCTCGGCGCGAAATTCCTTGCTGTTCATGTCGTCACCGCCTTGCTGTGCTCGATGGCCTTGTTGGGGTCGGCGGTGCGCCAGTCCGGCCAGTTTCGCGCCTCGTTCTTGGCCTGCTTTGCAGCCAGGGTAGCGATGATCTGGTCGGGGCTCGCGCCGGTGCGCCAAGCGCCGTCTAGGGCGAGGATCACGACATCAATCCATTCCTCCAGGTCGTCGGGCGCTTCCGCGATTTCGGCCAGTTCCTTGCGGATGTGGTCGGAGACGCCCTGGGTGCGGCGGCCGGGGCCGAAGGTATGGCGGGAGAACTTGGCCTGGCGCTCCAGGTGGGCGCGGAAGTCGAACGGCTTTCCGCCTCGACGCGGCCAAGATTCCGGGGAGGTGCGGCGGCCGAAGATCGCATATGGGCTGTCCTCGGTGTCGTAGATTTCCAGCAGCATCCAGCCATCGCCGGCTGGCGGTGTCGGGCTCCAGAACGAGCAGTCAGGCTCCCCGGACTCGCAATACTTTTCCGCCAAGTCGGGCTTGTCGCTCTCCAGCGAAACGAAGGCGGTTTCGATTCCGAAGACGGCCAGCAGATCGTCGTAGCGCACGCCTTCATCGCAGATCGGCATGTCGGGATGAGTCAGCCAGCCGTCCTTGTCGCGGACGATTTCGCGCGGCGCCAGCAGCCGGTCGCGGAGGTCTTGGATGTCGATGTTCATGGTGCTCGCCTTTCTCTGGTTGTCATGGATGCGATTCACGCCTCGGCCCCTGGGATCGTGACGATGACGGTATTGACGCCGGTGCCGGACGCCTTGAAGCTGCCTTCGGGCAGGGCCTCGATGTCGCCGCCGCGTTCGCGGATGAGGTCGCGCAGCTCGACGGTCAGCCGGTTGTCTCGGAAGACGATGCCGGCGGCCATGATCGACACCAACAGGCCGTCAGGCTTCAGGAAGCGCAGCGCGTGCATGACGTGCTTGATGTCGGCCTGCTTGCCGAACGGCGGATTCATCAACACCCTGTCGTAGTCCGGCATGGGCTCGACGGTCAGGAAGTCGCCCTCGGCAACGCGACTCAGCCAGCCAAGTCCGACCAGGTGCTTGGCATTGGCCGGCATCTTCTCGACGCAATCGACCGAAACGCCCAGCGATTCCAGCGGTTCGATCAGCGCGCCGCGCCCGGCGCTCGGCTCGAGGATGCGCTGGCCGGGGCCAATGTCGGCAAGTTCGATCACGCGCGCCGCAACCTCGGGCGGCGTCGGGAAGAACTCGAATTCGTCCTTCGGGATGTCGATGGAGCCGGTCAGAAGAATCTGTTCGATGCGCTCGGCGGCCTCGCCGTCGAAGATGTGCGCCTTGGCCTTGCGGTTCCATTTCCCGCCAGCGGCTTCCAGCACGGTGTTGGTCTTGGTGTAGAGGGGCCTGTCGAGTTGCCCGACCAGGTACAGCGCACTGCCTTCGGTCTGGGCTCTGTCCAGCACGGACAGCACTTCGGTATCCACTTTCATCCTGTTTCCTTGAATGGGCCGCGCCACCGTGGAAACAGGCGTGCGGCAGATTTATGAAGGGGTATCGCGCTCCCGCCACGGCCAGCGAACATCGACCGGATCGCCTGCGGTCGTGAGCGGCGTGTTGATATAGACCCGCCGGCCGTAGAGCGTGGGAGCTTGGTTCATCACTGCGGCCTGGATTCGGCTTCAGGCCGATTGCAGAGCATCGGCACCACATCCACGATGGCGATGATTTCGGTCATGGCGTCGTGCTTGCTGATGCCGTCGGGCACCATGTGGCGCTGGATGACGCCAGCCACCTTCCGCAGTGCCACCTCCGCCTGGCCGTCATGCTCGCCAAGCAATCGCAGCGCGGCCAGCAGGCCGGCCTCGACGGCGATGCCAGGTTCGATCAGATTGCCGTCCGCCGCGTGGCGCTCGGCGCATTCCTGCTCGGCCAACTGGAACACCTCGACGGCGCGCGCCAAGCGCGATCCGTTGTCGCTGAACCTGATCGCCTCGCCGCGTTGGTGCAGGAACATGGAGAAGTTCGCCACGTCACGCGGGTCGCCCTTCCAGATATGGGCGATCAGCATGGCGGACAGCTCTTCGGCGCTGACATCGGACTTGTCTTCCCAGCCGCCGCGCCCCTTCTCGCGTGCCGCTGCCAGCTTCTCCTTCATGGCAGCCGCGAAGCGATCAACGGCCGCATCGTCAGGATGGGCGTCCGGCGCGTGCCCAGCGCACGAACCGCAGCACCCTGAGCGGGTGCCGCAGGCAGAGCCGTGGTTCGCCGTCATGCCGCCACCGCCTCGGGTTCCTTGAACTTCTTGAAGGGCAGGGCCTTGATGTGCTTGCCGAAGAATGTACCGATGGACTCGGCGCCAATGAATTCCGCGTACAGCTCGGGCTCCACGTTCGGGTAGTGGTAGATGGCGCCGGCGCCGCGCGTGAAGGTGACGGCCAGCGTCTTCGTGGCTTCGTCGTAGCCGATGGCCTTGACCTGGTTGGATTCAACCGGATTCATGGGGATGGGCATGTAGGCGTCGTCGCAGTAGGGTGCCGGGGCGGAGTTCTTTGCCATGTCAGTCCTTTCAATGGAGTTGATGGTGGCCGTGGCGGCCGGGTTTGCCGATGCGGGCTGGCCGGCCTGCACGGCTTGGATGTGCCGCACCAGCGCGGCACAGATTCGCGGGAAGTCGCGTTCGTGATAGAGCTTCGCGGACTTGTCTGTGGCGGCCGGCGCGAAGCCCAGGCTCGCCAGGCCGTCGGCGGTCAGGGCGATGGGTGCCAAGCGTTCGTTGATCTGACCGAGGCGCAGCGTCGGCGGGCCGCCCACCGGCATACTGTGACCAATGCAGGGCGGGCTGCTTGTGGTGATGCCCACCAGCGCGACGGCCGGCCGGATTGGTGCAAGTGCCTCGACAATCTCCGCCGGAGCCGCAGCCTGCAACACATCGCCAAGCGATGGCGACGACGTGGCGCCGGAGTGCTGCTGCGCCTGCTGTTCTGCGCGCAGCTTCGCCTCCGCTTCGTCGCGTGCCTTCCTTTCTTCCTCGGCGCGGATGCGGGCGCGTTCGGCTTCAAGGCGTTCGGCTTCGGCCTTCTTGTGCGCGTCGATACGCGCCGTCACCGCCAGCTTGAAGTCGTCGAGCGGCTTGGCGACGAGTTGTTGCAGGTCGGCCAGCAGCGCGCGGTGTTCGGCGGCGTTCGCGTCGATCCAGCCCAGCTTCGTGCGGATGTCGGCGGCCTGTTGATCGGCGGCGATCTTGCCATTCGCCAGCGCGGTGTCGATCTTGTCCTGAATACTCGCCAGGGTCTTCAGTCCCTTGATGACGCCGGCGAAGTCAGGGGTGGCCACTTCCAGACGCACGCTGCTGATTTCGCGCTGGAGTTCGGCTACGTGGGCGGAGAACGCCTTGCGGGCTGCCTCCACTTTCTCAGCGCGCCGGCGCGCCTTCTCGCTCTCCAGCAGCTTCTCGGCCATCAGGCGGTTGTCGCGCACCAGCTTGGCGAGCATATCCTTCTGACGCTTCGCTTCATCCACGCTCTGAATCTGCGCCAGCATCATGGACTCGGCTGCACCAAGCATTTCCTCCGCCTTCTTCATGGCCTTGATTTGCAGATCGAGGTCTGCGAAGTCCTGGTCGGTCTGCGGTTCGCGGATGAGCTTGTTGTCCAGGAAGTCGCGTAGCGCCGTCTCGAAAGCCTTGAAGTTATCGCGCACGTCGATCTGCCCGCTGATCTGCACGGACACTGCCGGCAGCGCCTGCACGGCCTCGGCAACGATGGCCGGCTTGACCTCGGGCGGCACGTAGTCAGCCAGGTCGCGGTCGAACTGCGCCCAGCCCGCCTCAATGCGGACGAACCAAGCGGGGTCGGGAAGGACTTCGACATGCACGCAGTTTTCCGGCGTGCCGTTGGACACCGTAAAGATGATGCGCTTGGCGCCCGTCACCAGCATGATTTGCTGGCACTGGGGCATGTGCTCGTCGGGCAGGATGCCGGCAGCCACGGACGCGGCCAGCTCGGCGCTCCATTGCTTGTGCTCGAACGCCGTGTCGTAGCCCATCGTCAGGCCGTCGCACGAAGCGGACAGGATGCCGCCGGCGTCCTCGTTGGAGCACGTCACCGGGTAGAGGTCTTCGCCGATCAGGTCTTCGATGATCGGGCGCGCCATCGCCTCGACTTCGTGGCCGTAGTCGAGGATGTTCCTCTGCACCCAGTCGCTGAATTCCTTTGGCGTACCGGTGTGCTTCATGTGCAGCAGCTCGGAGCGGGTCGTCTTCTTCGACAGGCCCAGCATCGCGGCCGCCTCGCTGGCACCGTGGTGCGTCAGCCGGAAGGCAGCCCATTCGTCGCTGCCTTGGATCAGGTCATGAATCTTCATTGCTGGGCGCCTCCTGCGCTGGCCCAACCGGCGATTTCCATCTTCTGGTCGTCAGTGAGCAGTTCCTTGGTCTGAATCATGGAAATCAGGTCATTCACCGATTTGCCTGCCTCGACTTGCTTCCGCCAGCCTGGGCTTTTCTTGGCGAAGGATTCGTCGCTGCACGTCGGAAGCGTCGCTTTGCCGCCGCCAGAATTTCCGCCGCCGGAAGCGCCGGAGCCGCTTTTCTTGCTGTCCTGCTCGGCCTTGTTCTCCATGACGGCCTTCCAGGTAGCTTCGCCGTCGCGGATGGCGCCGTAGATGCCGCGCAGATCGACCAGCTCGGTCGGCGAGCAGGTGTCGAGCGAGTGGCCCAGGTAGTCGGTCAGGTCGGATACCTTGACGCCGATTTCGGCAAAGGCATCGGCGATCTTCTTGCGCTCGGCATCCGGGTCGCGCGCGGCCTCGTTCATGCGCACCGCCTTAATGATTTCCTCGGCTTCATCCTGCATGTCGCCGGGGATGATGCGCAGTCCCAGGGTGCGGATGGCCTTTGAAATGTGTGCCGCCCGCTTATTCAGCAGGTCGTCGTCGGTGGCCGGCACCGTAAAGACGGGCTTGTTGTAGCTGTTGGTGCGGACGCTGATATAGGTGCCATCGTCCATCGGCTTCGAGCGCTCGACGGTCTTGGAGACGCGAACGTCAAGCGGGTACGTCAGGTTCGATTCCAGGTCGGTTACAGAGACGCGATGCACCTCCTTCGTATCGTCCTCGAAGATCATGGTGGTTTCGACCAGCACGTTCTTCATGCAGCGCAGCGCGACTTCGACGAAGCGGATACCTAGGCCCTCGACGCCCTGGCCGATGGGCTTGCGGTAGTAGGCGCTCTTGTTGTTGGCGAAGGACGGGCGCTTGCATTCGCGCATCAGGTCTTGGCGAACCTGATCCCAGTTGCGCGGGCGCTGGAGCGCCATCACGTAGCGCGCCTCGACCATCGCCTTGGCCTGCGCCGCGACGGCTGTGGAAGAGGTTTCCTGCATGGCGAGCGTAGCGCTGACGCCGCTGAATTCCTGCCGGGTGGCGAGGGCGTTTTGTTGCGAGGGTGCATTCATGAAAAATTCTCCTGTAGGTGCTTCAGTCTTCGATGCAGTGACGGCATCCGCGACCGCGACAGCGGTGGCAGGCATTTGCCGTCTGTTTGTCGATCTGGCGTTCTGCCTCCCGGCGGGCGGCACGCTCCCAGTAATCGA